TCTTGATACCCCAAGGATAACCACAAGCCCCGGCTTTCCAATCAAGTCTATAATCCGCATCGGTATCACTGCAGTCATGTCTACAAAGGACTTTCCGGAACGCACTGCACCGGATTTAATGTTCCAGCGCCTTGTCGCTTGATTAAGATATTCAGTTTGTTTCGGACTTAAACTTATCACGGTTCTTCATCCCCTCTATGAACTGTAATACAGCGTCATTGTCTGTTGTCTCCACCTCGTACTTATCACGCTGGCCAAGATACTGCTTGCCTAGCCATATCGCCATTGCTGCGTTTTTCTCTGCCAGCCTAAACTGTGCCCGGCGGAGTGATATTTTCCCCGGACTCCTCTTTTTGTTGTAAACTTCGGAATAACTTTCGTCGTATGTTCTTTTCGCCCATGCATCTAATGTCTTATCCGTGATGGAGAACCAGCCACATATTTCTTCTTTGCTGCATTGCAGTCCACACAGCTTTTCAAACTCTACCTGATTTATTTCTTTCCTTGGTCTTGCCACACTCCACCTCCTTTCTTAGGCATACAAAAAGCCCGAGGAATACACCCCCGAGCTCTGACTTCAATTTCGCACTTTAGATATTATCACACTTTAAACGGACAATACGGGACAAAACGGACAAAGTTTAACAATCGCCATCTTTGAGATATCTCTCCAGCTCTTTCCTAACGCTTTCCCCGCCTCCGGATAGCTTAGCGCCTACTTCCTCCCAAGTGTAATTATCAAAATACTTAAGATGCACTATGCGCCGAATGCGCATAGGAGTCGAAGCCAACCACTCCTCGACTTTTACTTTCAACTCATGAGCATCCGTTTTTTGGAGATATAGGAGATGCTCTTCCCGGTTAATAAGGTCCATTTCCTCCTCCGGGAATCCTTCAATCTTGAAGCTTGTCTTGATCCACGGGAACTCCGGGCTTGACCCTTCAACCTTGTCTACAAGAGTAGTCCTGCTCTCCTTTAACCTGATTATCCTCTCCTCGGTCTCCTTTATGAGCTCGCACGCGTCCAAATACTGCTCGAGCATCTTCTTCTCCATGTCATTCCACCTTTCTTACAGCTTTACTATCTCAATCCCATATTCATGGCATATCTTCCGTTCCATCCGGCATCCTCTCGCCTCGAACCAATCCCCCAAGAAAAGCACTCCGTCTGCGGAAGACATTAATTGTATTGACTTCCCTAAAAACCAAGCTACATTGGCATCCTTGGGGAAGTCCTTTACAAAGGAATCTATAATTTCCACATCCTTGCCATACTTAGCTTTTAATTTAAAGATTGCTATGTCTCTCTCCCTCTGGATTTCTTCCGCTTCTTTGCCGTTCATAGGCTGACTTATAAATATTTTCATCTTTCTTCCCCTTCCGTAAAATCAATATTCTTAATAATCGCTTCCAACACATTTACCACGATACTATTCCCAGCTTGCTTATAAAGTTGTGTGTCGCTACAAACCGCCCGTGCCTTGTCAAAATCGCTATCAGTAAATCCCATAAGCCGCCAGCACTCTCTAGGAGTTAGCTTCCGCACTCCATGATCCGTAAGTGTCCCAATCTGTGGGGAAGTGGTTATTGTGTGTGCCCTTTCCTTATCCACTCTCGCCCTTCGCTTATTTTGATTGATATAGGCTATGTCTATTGAATCTCCCTTTTCTGCTATGGCATAGCCCTTCTTTGTAGCTTCCTGCACAATGATTTTTACCTCTTGCCCCCCACCGGTACAAGTTGTTAGAGTTGGACAAAGCGAATCAGTTCCCCATACACGGCTCGATCGTTCATGTTGCTTTGCCCACTTGTCCCCCACAAGCATCCCTACTTGATTACAAGTCTTTTCTTGGATAAAATTATCCCCAAGCCTTAACTTCCCTATTTCGGTTGTGATTGTATATGCTATTTCACAATTTTCCCTAGCAACCGGCTGAAATCTAAATCCAAGTTTCTTACTCTTGCACTTTTCAGAGTAGCTTTTTAGATATTCAAATGTTTCTGATTTTAGGAAATACTTTTCCTCTACTTCTTCCTCCAATAAATCTCTGAATTTCTTTTCAAGCGGCATAGGTTCCGGGAAGCTGTACCCCCCCATATCCTTTCTTACAGATACTGCAAACACTCTTTCTCTTCTCTGCGGAATCCCATAATCAGAAGCTATAAGCACTTTCCACTCAGTCGTATAGCCAAGGTCGGAAAGCTTGTCTATCCATCTTTGGAAATCCCCTATAAAGTCCTTCGATACAAGGTTCTTTACATTCTCAAGAATCAAGTATTTCGGTAGAGTCCTCTCTTCTTTGGCTACTTCTAGGAGTCGTTCCACCTCGTGTAGTAACCCACTCCTGGTTTTACCTTTTATTATCCCCTGTTTCTTTCCGGCTAAAGATACGTCTTGACAAGGGAATCCATAAGTCCATAGATCCGCATAATCCAGCCGCTCTACCTTGCTTATGTCTCCGTAGTTCCTAGTTTTTCCGTACATAGCTTCGTATGACTTAATTGCATACTTATCTATCTCGCTTATCCCTACTATCTCATGCGGGATATTTAAGTTAATCAACGCCTTGCGGAATGCTCCGATTCCAGCGAACAACTCATTTACTTTTAGATTGCAAGTCCTCACTTCGCAAATTTTCACTTCGCAAGTACATATCGTGTCGTTCCTGCTCCCTCCATGCGAAACAAGTAATATCTCTTGCAGTACGAATCCTCTTTTTTTACCGACTCCGTTGCTGTTCCACCCAAAGCACAATGCTTTTCCACCTGGTTTTAAAATTCTCTGTATCTCGTCAAGATGCCTTGCTCTCCATGTTGCCTGTGTTGTTTCCTGTGTTACCTCTCGTCCAACTCCTTTATAACACTCTACAACTTGCCGAAGAGAATACGGAGGGTCATACAAGACACAATCTGCGCTTTCTGACTCTATGATTTCCAAAAATTCAAGCGCATCCATGTGATAATCTGTGTCGTACTCTTTGTTTAAATCATTTGTTATTGTTCCGTATTTTGCCTCCCTTGCAAAAGGGTCAACTATAACTTCACATCCACTAATATTCCTTTCAACAAATTCCTTTATAGGCTTGATCGTGAAGGTCTTTGCGTTTGCCACACACCATTTTCTATTTACTGTCATTTTTCAAAAGGGGAACCATGGTATTATGCCGGCAACCCGCCCCCTTTCTTATTCTGTTATTCTGCTAATTCCAGATACTTCTCTAAGCACCATTTAGCTTTCTTTATATCCGCCACACCGCCTTTTCTTCTCTGCCGATGTAGATATTTAAAGGCATTGCAGATATAAAAGGCTTTTGTTGCTTCCTCGCCTTGCGTTTCAAGCATGGCAGTATATTCATCCTCTAAAGGCACGTCCTGTAGGTCTTTCTCTGTTATCTCAATCATCTAACACGCTCCAATCTAGCTTCTGTCCACAGTCGGGGCAGTAATTAAACCCACACAACTCGTCCAGGTCTTCTCTACAAGCGGGACACTCGTATAATTTCCAACCGTCATTATCAGTGATTTTCACAACTTTTCTCTGCTCTCTGTATCTGAGTTCTTTCAGCTCTTCTTCTCTTGTCATTTATCCCTCCCATAATTCATTAATCGTTTCCGTATTGTCCGGAATCTTCACTGTCGGCGTTTCGATATGAACGATTATCACCTCTAGCCAATCAAGCGAATCTATCATTTCTTTCGTTATTCCGTTTGTTCTTTCGCCACTTACGCTGTCCCAAATCCCCGGGTCGAAACGATAAAAGTCTAATGTTTGGGCTGTTTTTAAAGGGTCTTCATCATAAAAAATAACCGTTTCTTCGTATATGCAGATTTTCCTTATCTCTGCTTTTCCAAAACTCGCCACCCAATCCCCCATATCGTCTAGCACTATATCTTGCCCAACCATGGGGATTACAAGCAAATCCGGATGTTCGCTAATCAGCTTTACAATCTCTTTTATATTCTCATTCATGATTTACCCCCCCCATAAAAGCTTTCGTCTGTTAGTCTGTGGTATTGATACCAAGCCGAAAGAGAAGGTTCTTCACACGCAACTACAATATATTTTGGAAATCCATATTTATCGTTTTCGCTATATTCTCTCGTTGTAATTCTAAGATTTTTCTTGTGTCCTATTTCACACGCTTGCGCTTTTTCTGCCGTTTTAAATTGTCTTCCGCACACCTCGCATTGATATAGTCTTAGTTCCTTCATTGTTCACCTCTCTATGTTTCCGCCGTGGTAGTCAACCGATAGTTGATAACCAACTGTCAGCTTTCGGTTGACTATTTAACCATTCCTATTTCTTTTTCCCATTGCTCTATGGTTATCTGGTCTGGATTGTATTTCTCATCTACCCACCAACGCATTACTTCTTTCCCATCTCTCCATTTTGTTTTGTACCCTTTGGCTTTTCTTGCAGCTATCATTTTGTCAAAAGCATTTATATAAGCTTTTTCAAATTGAGGATATCGGCGAAACTCTTCTTCTCTCTGCTTTCTTGACCCCATAGGGCATCCAACACACCCAACCCGCTTAAAACCTTGGCAGTACAAAGGATTTATTTCTATGTTTTCATGTTTTATAAACCACCAAAGGAACTCGTCATCCCAATCAATCAATGGATTTATAAGAATTTTATTTGTCCTGTAACAACCTTCCACAAGCTCTCTGTTTTCGCCGTTATCAAGGTTTAGCACTACAACGCCGCCTTTTTTCGTTTGCAAGACATCTTCTCCGTTTACGTGTTTACGAACCTCTTTTTTTGCATTCATGATTGTAACTAAGCCTTGATTCTTTTTTCTTTGAACGCTTTCCGCTTTTCTTACGCCAGTTACAATTTTCTCCCCCTTTCCGTAAGATTCTTTTAATTCCGAACAGCAATATCTCACTAGCCTAGTAGGCGGAATAAGCTTTCGTTCAATCAGTTTCCACATGGTCTCCTTAGGATGCTTTATTTCTGCCTCTATTCCTTGCCCTTTAAGCTTCTCGAATTTGCGTTTTACAAATCTCACAGTTTCTGGGGCATCTACTGTAGTGAGGTTATGGACGACCTTAAAATCCACACCGGACAACATAGCTATATGCGTTAGTACGCTACTATCCTTTCCTCCACTATCCATCACTACAAGACCGCCTCTGCTCATTATCTGTAAAACTTCTATCGAATCCTTTACTCTCTGCTCCATACCTCTCCCTTTAGTTAAATGGCAGTCCGTCATCCTCCACACCATCCGGGATATTCATAAATCCGTCTTCGTCTGTAGCCGGTGCCTCACTTGTAGTTCCATTGCTTTCACAGAAATAGTGATCATCTACTACTACGTCCGTGGTATATCGCTTAGTTCCGTCCTGAGCGGTATAGCTTCCAGTCTGTAATCTACCACACACGGCAATCTTCGTTCCCTTGTGAAGATACTTCTCTGCGAACTCTCCACGCTTTCCAAAGGCCACGCAAGATATAAAATCCGCATTCTGCTTGTTTTCGTCCTTCTTGCCTTGGCGATCTACGGCAAGACTATATCTTGCAACAGCCATTGGCTCATTCCCCTGCGTATATCTAACTTCCGGATCTCTTGTCAGTCTCCCGAGCAAAATAACCTTGTTCATTCTTCTACCTCCAGTTCTTCCCAAACAGCTTCATGAATTCCTCATGGCTGTATTTTTCTTCAAACGCCTCTTGAGCCAGCGCTTCCAGCTCCCTGTCATATCTCCCCTTGTCATGCAATAGCATGTGGCAAGACACGCACAAATGCACTGTCAGTCCGTATTTATCCGCAAGCTTCCTGTAGCAGCCATGCAGACAATGGTGCACATGCTCTGGACCGTATCTCCGACATATAAAGCATTTCTCTGAATCGTCTCCGGGTATTATGCTTTTCATTACGCCTCCAGGTACGCCGTGGCTTCTCCCAAAGTACCTATCAACGCACGGACAGAACTCGGAATCTTCGCGTCCTCTCGCTCTCTTTCCAGCTGCGTATTGTATGCCCGGATAAAATGCGACTGCTCTACGGTTTCCACCGTTTCCGTGTCTATTTGTGCCAGTTCCCTTAGGCTTGCAGGGCTCCCTATTGCTCTTTGGCAAGCCGGAGGTAGCTTCTCAAACTCCTCCTCCGCACCGTAATATCCATTCCGGATTGCTTTACGCACAAGAGCCCATGCTTCAGTCCCAGTCATCTCCGCTATCTTGGGCTTACTCAGTTTCAAGATGTTATCCACTATCTGCCCCGGGCATGGTGGAAATCCCTTTGTATCGCTGGACAAGTACACCTTTAATCCGGCAGAGCCTTGCTCGTATGTATAATCCGTTAGCACGGACAACCAGGCAGAAATCATGTTATCAAGATCCTGTGTTGTATACCGGGAAAAGCTATTGGGGTATGTGGCCTTTACGACATAAATCAGCTTTGCAATCTCCGCCTTCGTCATCATGCACCTTCTTCCCCGATAATCCCAAGCAAATAATCATTTGCATCAAATGCACCGCGCCTAGGCGCTGCACGGCTTTCTCGCTTTTCCCAAGTTCGGACTGCTGCCTTCCAGTCCTTCATAGGCGCATTCCCCACCTTCCAGCCTTTAGCCGCATAGAAATCTACAAAGGACTCCGCATCTACAGCGTTTTCCCTTTCTCGGCAATATTCCCTTACCTCGGCAGCGGAGGGAGGGGAGAAGCGTTTACGCGTCTCTCTCTTTTTAACCTCCGTAGGAGGTACATATTCAGATACAGATACAGTATCAGATACAGTTACAGATACAGTATCAGATACAGTTATAGGTGTTATGTTTTCCTTAACACTGTTATCGTTTGTTATCGGTTTTATAACACTGTTATCGTTTGTTATACTTTCCTTAACAGTGTTATCCTTTGTTATAGAACTCTCATCTTCGTTCCAGCGCTTCTCCATGCCTTTTTTACCGGATTCAGAGCGTCTCTGCTTTGTCTTCTCCCACTCTGTTGCATCTTCACAAAGCTTGTCTTTGATGATTTCAAATACAAAGCTAACAGATGGGTCCTCAGGCTCTGCATTTTCGTTATCCTGTAAAGCATATATTGCCTTTAGGAGCTGACCTGCCTGTTCATTAGACATTTTGTTAATGGCTGCGCCCCAACTTTCATACATAATAAAGCTTTTCTTATTCATCTCCACGCTCCGTATAAATCTATCCAATCTTCCAGCTTCATTGTGACAAGCCATCCCTCATTGTTTCTTCTATGAAACACTGTCGGAACTCCGTCCTGTCGCTTTTCTGCCCCTTCTATCGCCTGCTTCATTGCCTTGCTGACATTCAACTTTTCTACTCTCTTTACTTCCGGATGTATCCCTGCTAGTCCAACAAGATCGCTTTCCCTGTAGAATACCTTTCCTCTATGTACTTCGTATCCATAACTATCTCTAAGCAATCTTGCCAGCTCTCTCTCTGCAGTTGCTCCTTTATTTCGGGCAGAGCGTCCTCTCTTCCTGTTCTCTTCTAGCATTTTCCTTCCTCTCCAGTTCTGCAATAAGTGCCATCATTTCCTCCGAAGAGGGAGCTTCTAAGTGCATTTCCTTCATCTCTGAAATCACTCCGTCAAGTAAGCGAGAAAATTCTGCACTGTCGTAAGTGCTTGAGCCGAAGAAACAGAGCATTTGTATCATTGTATTTCCGTCTACAGTGGTTTTTCCAACTATCTTTGTCTCTCTCCATTGAGTCTGAACTGCTTCTACTACATCAGGCCTTACAAGAATATGTGTAAACTTCCCATAACGCTCGAGCATATATAGGTAAACGCTCCAGTTATCTGTATTCAGTGCCTTGGCAATTTCTCCGAGACAAGCCCAGAGGCAAGCGTTTGCGTCAAGGCTTCGGCGGACACGATACTTGGTAAAGCTAATGTCTAAATCTTTGTCACTATACTTTTCCAAATCTTCCGGATCCGCTTGAACCTCGAAGGAGACAACCGGATACTTTGCTCTAAATGGTATCTGTATTCCGGTTAATCTTCCTTTTGTTTTCATTTATGCTCCTTATCCCAAGCAATGAGGAGTTCTTGTCCGGTCTTTCCAAAATCAGCCCAGTCACTAATCGTAAGCTCCTCAATCTTCGTTTTCTGGTACTTCTCAAATATCTTTGATTCCGGCATTTCATGCTTCTTACACATCATTTTGAGTGTAAGCACTTGTTTTGCTGTGATGGGTGTATTAGGGTCTTTCTTTGGTGCAGAGCTTTCAGTTTCTACTTTTTCAGATTCTGTCTGTGCCTTTCCAATGCTGTAGACTACCATTCCCTTTTTGCTGTCATTTACTACTACAAGGTGATTAATTACTCCCTTGTCATATCCGATTGATTTCACTCTGAAACGATCGCATGTAGTTGCTTTACCATTGTTTCCGCTTCGCAGATTGAACTTATCCGGATCAATCCATATAAATGGGGCAGAGTATAACTCTCGGCCAATCCCGAGGTTAAAACAGGCTCTTTTGAAACTGTCTGATGCCTGTCCTTTCTCCTTTTCCGTATTACTTTCTGTTCCTACATCTTGCTTACTAATCCATTCCCCGGTATCCGGGTTTTTTATTTTTACTGTGCAGTAAAGCCTATCTCCTATAAGCTGGTGGCTTCTTTCCCAGCCGTAGATTCCGAATACCTCGTCCAAGATATTCTGGTCTACTCGAGCGTCTTTATAGAGAAGAAGCGTGCAGCCTTTATCGGAGCAAGTGGCTACTCTTACATCTATCTCTTCAGGAGTTAAACAGCGAAATTGATTCATAATCTACTCCTTATCTGATTCTTAGGCTCTCAGTCTGCTTAAGCTTTGCAAACGAGAGTTCCTTGCCCTCTTTCAGCTCCTGGAGCATACGCTTCTTATCCGGCTTTGGATCCTGAGGAATAAGATATTCAATAGGGATAAGCTCCAAGTGCTCCTCATCAAGGTCTACACTGGGAGGATTCTTCTGAATGCCGAAAGAAAACAATTCTGTTTTAAACTTGGTTTTTCCTGTGATAATCATTGATTGTTCTAAGGCTTTCTTCATCCGATCAATGGAATTATCAATAGTTGTTTTCTTTGCCTGTAATCGCTTAATCTCATTATCTAAACCAGCACCATCCTTATCCAGCTCCTTAATCACTTTGGCATATCCTTCTGCCTTGATTTCAATTTCTCCTTCTAATCCTTCAAGGGTATCTGCAAATGCCACCGGATCCATTTCAGGGTCTTCGGCCATTTCTAAAAGTCGTAAATAGTCTCCACTAAGTTCGTATATTGTTGCCATATCTTTCTCCTATTCTTTACCGCATACGATAAACATTCCAATGGTTACAAAAATCTGTAATACCGTTATGGTCATACTGGCCTGCCTGTACATATCCCCTATTGGACCTATACAAAGGGATTTACAAATGCAGTATCCTGTAATAAACAAAAGTGTTACTGATATCCCAAGTATTCCCACTTCAAGCTTTCTCATGCTGTCCTCCTGGCTATAATCCTTTTAGCTTCTCCCATGTTGTCCGTAATAGGAAATCTATAACGTACTGCTGCACATCGTTCCACATTTCCGGCTTTCCTAGGCTATCAAGTTCAGCCCTTATCTTTCCTTCAAGCTCTTTTTCTTCTTTTTTCGCAAGTTCGTACACATGGTTTGTTTCGTCTTTCATTCTCTCGCCGTCTCCTTTCTTTCCTTTTCAAGTGCTCCAGGATATGCATAAGCACTACTCCGAGCGCAATGCTTGCCAGTAGGCACCCGGTAAATACATCCGCTCCTATTGTTTCGGTATCAAGGGCGGAGACTACGGCCATAAGGAACACAAGATTAATAACGGACAGTACTTTTACAATTACAATTTTCATTGATAGCTCCTTACCATTAGTACGATATCTTCATCTGATGCCTTGAAGTATTTGCAAAGCTGGGCGAAGTCCGGAAGACTCCACTCTCCGTCAGACTTTCTTATACTGACGGTCTTTTCTGATACTCCCAGATACCTAGCTACAGCGCTCTGTTTCACACCTTGTTTAGCTTTCCCTATTTCTAAGAATGTTTTGACTACTTCGCCCTTAGGGCGGTTAATTCTATGCCTTGGCATGGTGTGCCTCCTTCTTTATCTTTCTACTTAGGTTGAATCTCTTTGCATCGAAGTCGGCAAAGAAGTAGTCCATAATCTCTACTAAGCTAAATCCCACGTACTTCGATATTGCTAAAATCAGGCCTATGGTAAGATGATCAGTTCTAAGCCTATGCCGGTATTCTTCGATGGAGATATGCAGGAGCTCGGCAAGCTCGTCCACATTTATTTGAAAACCTTTAACCTTCATTAGTCGTCTCATTAATCTTCATCGGGAATATAGCAGTCCTCCCAGCGTAAATCCTCTTCTTCAAGGTCTTCTTCTCTCCATTTCTCTTCAAGAGCATTACAGTAAAGCGCTTCTACTTCTCCGGAGATTAAAGTCTTTACCGGACATCCCATCTCCTCTGCCAGTTCTTTAAAGTAGTTGTAAGCAGAATCGTCTATATCAATCGTTATTTTCATAGTGTTTGCCTCCTATGGCTGTCCGTGCTATAATTTGCACGAACTAAATTATTTGGTTTAGGTTTGAGGGGTTACTGATCTGGTACATCGGTAACTCCATTTTCTTTTTAGATTTCACCTTCATAGTGTTCCCGTACTGCCGCAGCGATAACATCTTCTACGCTCATGGTGTCATGCACATCTGCTATATCCAAGTAAAACTCATAAACTTCGTCGTCAATCTTGATAGTTACTTCTCTCATGCGATTTCCTCCTTAAATCCTCCGCAGTAGCGGTTTACAAAATAAATTTGTCCTTTACCGGTAACCTTCGTTGTCTTGCTTACTCTGATTGAGCCGTCCGGATTAGTAATTACCGTTTCCTTGATTTCAAACAGCCCTAGCTCCATAGCTTTCTGCGTTGGCATGTTGTAGTCAGAGCCTTTACGCTTGATAAGGAATCCGTCTTGCCGGAAGGTTTCAAACAAGCGTTTCTGGCCAGTTTCATAGCCGTTGGCCTTTAGAATCTTTGCCAGTTCTCCAATGAGAATCGTACTTTGGGAACTTGCTACGCTGTCTGCGAAGATTTCTTTGGGTTTCATGCGTTCTACATCGAGCTTCAAGGTGCTAAGCTCCTTCTCGGCAATCCTTAAGGCTCTGGCCATAATCTTCTCAGGACTGTTGTAGTCCTTCTCTACTTGGATAAAATATTGCCTAGCTTGCTTCCCCACCTCCGTCCGCTGTATCATGCAGATTTCTTTGGCCATGTCTATGGTGAGGAGATGGTCTGTGCTAGGTCTGCCTCCGGTACTTTCCGACAAAAATGTCGAAAAGTCTTTTCCCTCTGAAAATCCATATTCGGCCATTCTTGGAAACCATTTGTCGTATGGCGTTGCTACCTTTAGAAAATCGTGCAGTTCCCTTCCCAGCACCGTAGGTTCTCCTACTTCGTTCGTTGTGATTTTGATTAACTCGTTCAATTCTTTTCCTCCATTCTTCTAAGCTCTCCATCTATGGCGCTCACCAAATTTTTTAGAATGAAATGCTCTGTCTTAAGCAGAGAGTAAAAGTTTGATTCATCCTGCACCTCAATTTCAAAATCTGCCATAACCGCCATAGCGCTTCGCCCTTCTCTTCCGTAGGATTTGATGAATTCCAAGTGCTGTCTTGCGATGTTATCTGCTCTCATATTTAGTAGTAATGCCTCCCTATCCATTTAGCTTTCCTCCTCCATTCTTTCAATTTCCGCTTTCATGGCGCTGGCTAGTGCCTCGATTACGGAATACTCTGTCCAAAGTGTTCCCAGTATGTCCGGATCCTCCACGCTCACTTTTTCAAGTGTTGCTAGGGCTCCTATTGCGCTTATCCCTTTTTCTCCTCTGGACTTGATAAATTCAATGTGCCCCCTAGCAATATTTCCCATGGTTTCTTGCATTGGTTTCAGTTCCATTACCATTTTCCTTTTCCTCCTTTTTAGTAGTCTTCAGACCAAATTTTTGCTTTTTTGAGTTCGCAAGATGATAGGAATTCAAGTTTTGAAAGGGCTGTAATAATGCTATTTTCCGCTCCTTCCAAAGCACTTGCCATCTTGCCGAGGTACTCAGCATCGTACTCGACCTCTATTACTGCTTTAACTCGGTACCGTGCCATTTTGCTGTTCCTCCTTTCTTTCAGGTTCTGCCGCCAAGCAGTGCTCTGATGTATGCTATGATCAGTCTCTTTTGCCTCGCATTTAGCTTTTCAAACATCACTTTCATTTTGGTTTCCTCCTTTCTTTGCAATCAACTTTATGTTGATTTACTAGGCACAAAAATAAAGCTTTGCGGAACCTTATAAAGCTCACACAGGAAAACAAAATTTGCTGTGTCAATCGGAGACCTTCCATTTTCCCAGTTCACTATTGTTTGTGGCGTTTTATGCAGCATTTTAGCCACTTCCGCTTGCGTATATCCGGCATTAACTCTCGCCGCTGCAAGGCTGAACTTTACGTTATCCAATAGATAATCACATCCTTTCTTTTGGTTTTTACTCGTGAAACTTATTTGTTACGAGGCTATCTTAAATCAAGTTTAACTTTATGTCAATACTTAAAGTTGATTTTTTTTCATTTTATTATTGAATAAATCAAGTTTAGCTTATATACTCTATGAAAATAGGAGGTATCACAATGGAAGATATGAAGAATAAAGTTCAAAAGATTTTTACGAGGAACTTGAATAACCTTCTGCAAGAGCATAATAAAACACAGCTCGAGCTTGCTAACTATATAGGTGTAAGCAATACGAGTGTAAATAACTGGACAAAAGGCTACAACACTCCTCGCATGGACAAGATTGACCTTATATGCTCTTTTTTCCATATAAGGAGGGAGGATTTATTAACCGACACACCTCAAGAGCAGACCTACTACACCAATCCCGAAACTGCTAAAGTAGCGCAGGAGATTTTTGACAACTCCGACTTACGGATCCTGTTCGATGCCGCCAAAGACTCCAGCCCGGAACAGCTTAAGCTGGCTGCGGAAATGCTTAGACAATTCAAGAAGACATCTGGGGAAGACAATGATTGATTTAGACGACTTATTTGTAAGGCTTGTACCTAATCTGTCAGTAAATGAAATGATAGCGCCATGTGATTGTGGCTACTCCGTATATATCAAGGATGAATTACCGGAGGATAAGAAGGTAGAGGCTTTATATCACGCATATATGCACACGCAATACAATGATTTTTCTAAGGACGATATACAGGAAATAGAAGCAAGGGCGCACTATGATTTAGACAGCCTGTCAGAGTTTAGGAAGGCTCTCAGGGAAGCGCAGACACAATACGAATGCTGATAGGGTAACGAATCGTTACTCCATAACAAAAGCACACAAAGCACCAAAGGGTGTAGTTTAAAGCGACACCCTTTCCCTTTTTATTGCCAAAATCAGAGGAAGGAGGGATTTTAATGAGTATAGAGAAGTTGCCTAGTGGGAATTACCGGATACGCTTCGAAAAAGACAAGAAACGATACTCCATAGTAACAGACTCCAAGCCCACAAGGCGGGAACAAGCAGCATTGATACAGGAGTTCTTGGAGAATATCGATACCGAATCAATAGATAGAAAAGGATCATTCAAGAAATACGCCGAAGAGTACATAAAAACGAAAGAGAATGTATTGTCTGCATCAACGATCAAGGGATACCGGCACGCCTTGAAAGCGCTTCCTGAATCCTTCGTCAACACACCTCTCTTTGAGATTGAGCAGCATGCGGTAACAAAGCTGGTTAATTCTATGGTAAACGAAGTAAAGCCGAAGACCATCTATAATCGGCACGGGTTCGTGTCTGCCGTCCTTAAAGAGTTTCGTCCGGGTTTCGTACTGAATACGAAACTTCCAAGGAAAGAGCAGCTGGATATCTATACGCCGTCAGAGAAGGAAGTTAAGGCTGTATTTAAGTATATAGATAGCAATCCGGTATTCCGTAGATATTACATTCCGATATATCTTGGCGCCATGGGACTAAGACGCTCTGAAATAGGCGCGCTGACTATAGATGATTTATCTGAGGATAACACCTTAACTATCTGCAAAGCTAAGGTCCAAAATAGCGATAACAAATGGCTTATCCAGCCATATACCAAAACAGAAAAGAGTAACAGGAAGATTCCGCTCCCTGCTAAGCTGGCTGACAGAATCAGGGAACAGGGATACATATACGAAGGTAGCATGAATCAGATTTACTGTACTTTGGATTCTGCACAAAAGGCCTTAGGACTGCCCCGCTTCGGGATTCACCGCTTGCGCTCTTACTTTGCCAGTAAGGCTCACGCCTTAGGTCTTCCTGATTCTATTATTCTGACTTTAGGCGGGTGGAAGTCTGATAATGTAATGAAAAATATTTATAGAAAAGCTTTGGAAGAAGATATTACAAAAGGCTCAAAGAAATACCTTAAGCACTTCAAGGATATATAGCAAAAATCGTGGGCGGTTTCGTGGGCGGTTTTATATGAAAAACGGGTAAAAAGCTTCCATTTTCGGTAAAATCACATTACCAAAAAGTAAGCAAAAACCCTAGGTTTCAAGCCGTTTTAGGCTTAATTCCTAGGGTTTC